TGGTAAATGTGGATAGCGCAGCTATTTTAAAAGATTACCTATCAAAAGTAATTTATAAAGATACATTATTACTTCCTGATTCATTAGGAACAATTGCATTGGTTGATACAATTACTAAAAATAGAATTTTAGGTAGAACATTTGATGCGAAAGTAAAACAAAGAGAAATTAAAGAAACACTTATTGTTAAAGAGCCGGCTAAAAACCAAGTATATTATGGTTTAAATGGTGGATTCAACAAAGCAGATGTGGTATCTCACGTTGGAGCGGGATTAATGTTAAAAACTAAAAAAGATAAACTTTATCAATTTGGTGTAGGAGTTACAAATAGAACGGTTGATGGAACAAATGGTTCGTTATCACCATTTATTAACTTCGGAACATATTGGAAAATCAAAGTTAAAAAATAATGAGTGTACAAGGGCAACCAAAGAAAACACTTAAAGAGATAATTGCTGATGAGTATCGTAAATGTGGACAAGACCCCATTTACTTTATGAAAAAATATTGTGTAATTCAGCATCCGGTGAGAGGGAAAATCCCCTTTCACCTTTATCCTTTCCAGGAAGATTGTTTAACAGATTTTAAAGATAATCGTTTTAATATTATTCTTAAAAGTAGACAATTAGGATTATCAACGCTTTCTGCGGGTTTTATTTTATGGAAGATGTTATTCAATCAGGATTTCAATGCATTGGTAATCGCAACGAAAGTGACCGTAGCAAAGAACCTTGTAGAAAAGGTAAGAGTTATGCATGATTTACTTCCTGTTTGGTTGAGAGATGGTGGGAATAGTTCAGTAGAAGATAACAAACTTTCCCTTAAATTAAAAAATGGTTCACAGGTAAAAGCAATCGCATCTTCACCTGATGCAGGTCGCTCTGAAGCCCTATCCCTATTGGTTGTGGATGAAGCTGCATTCATTAGAGATATTGATGAGATTTGGTTATCAGCACAATCTACCCTATCAACAGGTGGTGCTGCAGTAGTTCTTTCTACTCCTAATGGTGTTGGTAACTGGTTCCATAAAATGTGGGTTGATGGTGAAAGTGGTACAAACGGATTTAATACAATTAAATTACATTGGACCGTTCACCCTGAAAGAAATCAGTCGTGGAGAGATGAGCAAACCCGTATTTTGGGAGTGAAAGGTGCAGCACAAGAATGTGATTGTGACTTTATCGGTTCCGGTGATAATGTAATTGACCCACAATTATTAATGTGGTACAAAGAAACTTACATTATGGAACCGGTTGAAAAAAGAGGTTTTGATGGAAACCTTTGGATATGGGAACACCCAAATTATAACAGACAATATATGGTTGTAGCCGACGTCGCTAGGGGTGATGGTTCGGATTATTCAACCGCACAGATTATTGATATTGAAGATTGTTCACAAGTTGGTGAATATAAGGGTAAAATTGATACAAAAGATTTTGGAAACTTTTTAGTAGCATTAGCAACCGAATACAATAATGCACTTTTAGTTGTAGAAAACTCAAATGTGGGTTGGGCAACAATTCAACAATGTATAGATAGAGGATATGGTAATTTATTTTATATGAGCCAGGACTTAAAATATATTGATGTTGAAAAACAAATGTCCAACAAATATTATAGGGATGAGAAAAAAATGGTTGCAGGATTTAGTACAACGATTAAAACTAGACCTCTTATCATTTCTGCATTGGATACCTATATGAATGAAAAAGAAATACTGATTCGTTCAAGCCGATTGATAGATGAATTATTTACTTTTATTTGGAGTGCGGGTAGAGCAGAAGCAATGAAAGGATATAATGATGACCTTACAATGGCATTGGCAATTGGTTTGTGGGTTAGAAATACAGCATTAAGATTAAAACAAGAAGGTATAGATTTAACTAAAGCAATGTTAGGTTCTGCACATGTTAGTAAGCATGAAGCGGTATATACTGCAAACCATTTAAAGAAAAATCCATACGAAATGGATATGGGTAGAGGAGAAAAAGAGAATCTTCATTGGTTATTGGGATAATTTTATATTTATAAGTTGATATGATTAGACTAATTGATTTATTAGATGAAGACCTTCGCAAATGGTTTGGTAAAGGTAAGTGGGGTGGTAAAGGTGGTGGAGGTTGGGATAGATACAATAGTAGTGGTGAAAGAGTAGGAAAATGTGGAGATGGAAAAGAAGGAGATGCATATGCAGCATGTTTATCATCTGCAGCAGCATCTAAATTAGGAAAAAAAGGTAGAGCAAGTTTTGTAAAAAGAAAAAGAGCAAAACAAAATGATAAAGGTAGAGGTGACAAAGGAGATGGTGGAAAGGGAAAAGAACCTGTGAGAGTGAGTTGGGATAAAAAAGGAAGTGATAAAAAATATAATCCACCAACGTAATATGAACGAGAAGTGGAGTAAAAAATATAAACGCTCAATAGATTGTAGCAACCCCAAAGGTTTCAGTCAAAGAGCACATTGTCAAGGAAGAAAAAAAAATGAAATGACAACAGAACAGAAATTAAATTTATTTTTAGAAAAGAATTGCCCAACCGATCCAGGTAAATGGTCTGCATCAAAGGCTGCAGCAAAATCTAAATTTGATGTATATCCTTCGGCATACGCAAATGGTTGGGCTGCAAAAAACTACAAATCTAAAGGTGGTGGTTGGAGAACTTGCAAAGAGAGTGTTCAGTTAGATGAAGGATGTTGGGATGGATATAAGCAAGTTGGAATGAAAGAAAAAAATGGAAAAATGGTTCCTAATTGTGTACCAATAAACGAAAATATAAACGAAATGAGATTAATTAGCTTATTACCTGTAAATGTTTATAATGAAGATAATCATTTGCCAAATCATCCTGAAAGAAGAGATGATGATAGTGAAATAAATTACGGAACAGTTGAGCCAGATGAGTATGATGTAGAAGATGATGATATGGAGGATTTCATTTCTTTTATGAGAGCATACGCAAAAGAGTTAAATGAAGCAACTTGCCCATGTTTATTAGAAGCAGAATATCAGGGTAGAGATGTTCCTCTTGGAAAACCAATGAGAGGTGATGTTAAGAAATTTAAAGTATATGTAAAAAATCCATCTGGAAATGTAGTTAAGGTAAACTTCGGTGACCCTAACATGAGAATTAAAAAATCAAACCCAGATAGAAGGAGAAGTTTTAGAGCAAGACACAATTGTGATAATCCAGGTCCAAGACATAAGGCAAGATATTGGAGTTGCCGTAAGTGGTAATTTGGTAATTACGGATTTTTTTCGTATATTAAAAAAAATTTTATATAGATGGCAGATAAATCAATATTTGGTAGGTTACAGAAATTATTCTCAACAAATACCATAGTTCGTAAAACGGCAAAAGGAGTTAAAGTTGTTGATACTGATGAATATCAGTCAATGACAACAAATCTCGTTGACCGTTTTATGAAATTAAAGGTGAGTAACTATGCAGGTGGTGTAGAGTCCGGATTAGCATATCAACAAGTTCGTATTGACCTTTTTAGAGATTATGATTCAATGGATATGGACCCAATTATTTCAGCTGCATTAAATGTTTATGCAGATGAATGTACAGCTAAAAATGAAATGGGTAATATATTAAAAATACATCATGAAGATGATAATATTAAACAAATCCTTGAGAATCTTTTTTATGATATTATTAATATAGAATTTACACTTTGGCCGTGGGTTAGAAATCTTGTAAAATATGGTGATTTTTATTTACAATTAGAAATGGCAGAAGGATTGGGTATTGTAAATGTTCTTCCCCTATCTACTTACGAAATGAGTAGAATTGAAGGATTTGACCCAACAAACCCACAAAAAGTTAAATTTGTATACGCACCATACCAAAATCCATATAATGCAGTCGGACAAACAGCAAAGAAAGAGTACGAAAATTATGAGATTGCACACTTTCGTTTAAATGGTGATGCAAACTTCTTACCTTACGGAAAATCTATGATTGAGGGTGGTAGAAGAGTTTGGAAACAATTGACTCTAATGGAAGATGCTATGTTGATTCATAGAGTAATGAGAGCACCTGAAAAAAGAATTTTCAAAGTAGATGTTGGTAATATTCCACCAAACGAAGTGGATAACTACATGCAAAAGATTATCAACAACTCTAAAAAAGTTCCATTTGTAGATGAAAGGACAGGTGAGTACAATTTAAAATATAATATCCAAAACCTTATCGAAGATTATTATATGCCAGTTCGTGGTAATGATAATGGTACTTCAATTGAAACCCTTAAAGGTTTGGAATATAATATGACTGATGATATTAATTACTTAAAAGGTAAATTATTAGCAGCATTACAAATTCCAAAAGCATTTTTGGGTTATGAAGAAGATACAAATGGTAAAGCAACTCTTGCAGCAATGGATGTTCGTTTTGCAAAAACCATTGAAAGAATACAAAGAGTAATCATTTCGGAATTAACAAAGATTGCAATCGTTCACTTATATGCACAGGGTATAGATGATGACCGATTGACAGATTTTAGTTTAGAGTTAACCATTCCATCAAAAATCTATGAGCAAGAAAAAGTTGAATTGTATAATTCAAAAGTACAATTAATTCAACAAATGCAACAAACTAAAATGTTTTCTAAAGAGTGGATGTATGAAGCAATTATGGGAATGGCAAAAGATGAACAAGATGAGCAAACTTTACAAGTATTAGAAGATACTAAACAACAATTCCGATTAACTTCAATTGAAACACAGGGTGTTGACCCAGCTAAAGAAACAGGAACAGAAGCACCTACAAATGTTGAAGAAGAAATTGCAAAAATAAAAGCTGAATTAGAAGAAGATGGAGCCGGTAGACCTAAAGACCCGGTTAGATATGGCAAAGATGACCATCCCGAAGGAAGAGACCCGTTAGGAATAAAAACTCTTAAACAAAAAGAAGGTTCTGTAAAATAT